CTTCAATGCCGCGCGTGGTCAGCACCTACAAGGACGAACCGCCGCCGCCTGACGTGAGCATCGACCAGATCGCGGGCCACGACGCCGACGACCTGGGCGACGATCCCCTGGGGTTGGTGGACGTGGTCACGGCGGCGCCCAAACCCGAGATGCCCGACGCGGCCAGCTTCCGCGCCCGGGACAATGTCCGGGGCGACGGGACCAGCGCGCCCAGGACAGCGGATCACTTACCCGACGTGGCCGGCGGCGCGCTCAGGCGCGAGACCGAGGGCAACCTGACAGCGCGGACAACCCGCGCCGCCCGGTTGAACCTGACCAATGGGTAAGCAACTCCGCGACATGCTGACGGATCTGCGCGCGGAACTCGGGCACTCCACCAACGTCGCGCACGGCATCAACGACCGGGACACGCTGCTCTACTATCTGAACAGGACCCAGCTTGATCTTTACCGGGACTACGACTGGCCGCAACTGATCGTGGACCGGGACACGGACATGATCCAGGGCCAAAGATACTATCAATACCCGGCGGATCTGACGTTCGAGGATGTGAGTAAACTCTGGCTCATCTCCGACAGTAACATGTGGATCAGCAACGTCACCTACGGCATCGGCCCGCGTGAAATGCGGCTCTACGACAGCGATGCCGGCGATCAGTCCTGGCCCCCCAGGCGCTGGATGCACAATGCCGACAGCGGCATGTTCGAGGTCTGGCCGATCCCCGACGTGACCACCGTGGATCACGACGGCAGGCTGAGAATGCGCGGGACCAAAACCGTCACGCCCATGATAAACGACGCCGATCAGGCGACCCTGCCGGATCACCTGATCGTGCTGTTCTGCGCCGCCGAGATCCTGGCCCGGGACGAGGCCAAGGACGCGCAACTGAAGATGACCAAGGCGAACGAGGTCATGCGCCGGCACCGGGTTCGTCAATACTCGCACAAACGCGAGCCCTTCGTCATGGGCGGCGGCGGTGGGGACGCGCGGGCGCCGATGGGCGAGTTCGATACCGGTGTGGTGGGGTTGGACTACATCCCACCGGGCTACGGTTCGGGCTGACGATGTGGGCAAAGTCTTCTCGATTTCTGACTTCAAGGAGGGTTTGGATGTTCGCAAGTCGGCGCTGACCGCGCCGGGTGGTTCATTGCGCATCCTGGACAATGCCGTCCTGACGCCCGGCGGTGAGATCGAGAAGCGCCTTGCCTTCGTGACGACCACCACATTACCCGCCAACACCGCCGCCATCTTCGGGCAGGGGGACCTGCTTCATGTGTTCGGCGTCGGCCTGGGCGCGGTGGTCCCGGGGACCACGCCAGCCACTATTGTCCCGCACGAACTGGCCTCGCCGCCGGGCGGCACGCCTATCAAGATCGACGACATCGAGGCGTTCAACTTTAAGTTCTACGTGCTTGGGACGGCGGCGGACGGGTCGCGTCATATCTGGTACGACGGTGTCCTGGTGACCGAAGTGGGCGGGGCGCCCAGCGTGGGCACCTACGCGCGCACCTACAAAACCAAGATGTATCGCACTTCGGGACCCTACGTGAACTTCTCCGGGGTCAACGATCCTTCGGTGAACGATCCGTCCAGCACGACCAACCCGGGCGCCGGGTTCATCAACGTGGGGTTGAACGACCCGGAGAACGAGAACGCGCTGTCAATGGAAGTGTTCTTCGACAAGATGGCGGTGTTCGCCAGATTGACCACCCAGCTATGGCACCTGGACCCGGACCCGACCCTGGATGCGTTGCAACAGGTCCTCCGCATCGGCACCCTCGCGCCGCATTCGGTGACGCAGTTCGGGACCGGCGATATTTTGTTCCTCTCCGACTCGGGCGTGCGCAGCCTCAAGTCCTTGACCATCACCAACACGGCGTCAGTGAGCGACGTGGGCAGCGCCATCGACCCGCTGATGACGACGGCGATCCGTACCAACGAAGCCGCCGCCGCGCTGGCGAGAAGCGTCGTGCAGCCCATCGCCGGGCGCTACTGGCTGTCCGTCGCGGACACGATCTACGCGCTGTCCTACTTCCCCGCCGGCAACATCACCGCGTGGTCCCAGTTCACGCCGGGCTTCGTCGTCCAGGAGTTCGCCGTTGTCGCCAACCGGGTCTACGCGCGGGGACCGGACCAGAGCCTCTATCTTTACGGCGGCGTGGATAACCAGACCTACGACAGTTCCCGGGTCACGGTCCGCACGCCGCACATGGAAATGGATGGTCCCACGACGCGCAAGCGCATCCAGAGCGTGGACGTGATGTGCCAGGGCCAATGGTCGATCAGCATGGGAATGTTGCCCAATAATACTGACGCGTTTGAACTGGTCGCCACGGTTCAGGACAATACGTTCGGGCTCCAGTCCATACCCTTTGCCGGCTACGGAACGCACGTGGGCCTGGAACTGATCCACGAGGCGCCGGGGCCGGCGTTGCTCGCGGCGATCCACCTGAACATGAACGAAGGAAGTGTGAAGTAACGATGTCGCAACGAACCGGTCCTGTCCCGCATCATTGGACGCATTGGGCGATCCCGGAGCCGAACAGTGGCTGTTGGTTGTGGCTGGGGCCTGTCGCCGCGCACCAGGACGGGCGGGCGACGCTGATCCGGCACGTCAACGGTAAGCGTCGTATGCTCCGCGTCGCGCGCGTCGCCTGGGAAGACACGCGCGGTCCGATACCGGGTGACATGTGGGTGCTGCACAAGTGTAATGTCGCGGCCTGTGTGAACCCTGACCATCTGTATCTGGGCACTCACCAGGATAACATGCGGGACATGGCGCTTTCAGGGATCAAGAAGCGCACGCGTGTCACGCACTGTCCGCGCGGGCACCTTTACACCGCGCGATATTCGTATTCATATCGAAACATCGCGCAGATATGCCTGATCTGTAACCGGGAAAAGTGCCGGGCGTATTATCAGAAGCGTAAAACCGTGCTGGCGGCGGCGGCATGATCGAGGTCACGCGCGAGCCTGTCACCCGCACGGCGGTGGATCATATCATCGCCAACCTGCGGGAGCATGACGCGCGGGAAATCTACGCGCAACGCTGGGACGATGACCCGAAGACCTTGGCCGACTACGTCATGGTGCTGGCGTGCAACGACCTTTGGCGAACATTCCGGGCGGACGGCGAGCCCGTGGCGATGATCGGCGCCACGCTGATCCGCCCCGGCGTTTGCATGCTTTGCGGTTGCGGGACCAATCGTTGGGGCCGGGTCATAAGACCCCTTACCCGCTACGTGTTGGACGAGATGATGCCCGCCGTACTCAGATCCGGGGTGCATCGCGCCGAGTGCCAGGTCATGGCGTCGAACACCCAGAACCTGCGCTGGATCATGAGTTTGGGCGGCGAGATCGAGGGGACGCTGCGCGGCTATGGACGCGGCGGCGAGGACTTCCTGGCCTTGGGATGGAGACGGGATCATGTGCTTACACAGTGGCGGCGGGGGCAGCAGCGGACCGCCAATGTCGAACTACAATCTTTACCAGGGCACGGACCACCCGACCACGGTGCGGGCCGAGTCGGGGATACCGTCGCAGTATGTCGAGCGGGGCGCGACGACGGTGGCGCAGTACCAGTTAATGGCGCAGCAGGACGCGTCCGATCAGCAACTGGCGCAGCAGAAGCAGATTTCCGACCAGCAGAACGCGTTCAACCAGAAGCAGGTCGCGGACCAGAAGGCGCAGCAGGACGCGCTCCAGGCCCAGGCTGACGCGCAGTCCAAACGCCAGTCCGACTACGACACGGGCCGCGCCGGTCTTCTGGCGAAGGGCACGCAGCAGATCAGTGACGCGTTTGCCCGTTTCTCGCCGGATTACTTCAATCAATACAACACTGATTACATGAAGAAAGCCACCGACGACATCAATTACCAGAAGGACCTCGCCAACAAGCAGTTGTTGTTTGGACTGGCCCGGCAGGGACTTGGCTCGTCCCAGGCGGCGGTGGATCAACAGGGTTTACTTGAGGAAGACGCGGGACGGGCCACGGCGGCGCAAACCCAGAACGCCACGGACGCCACCAACACGCTCAAAACCCAGGTCGCCAACACGAAGCAGAACCTCCTGGGACAGGTCACGTCGGCTGAGTCCGTGGCGCCGCCCATCGCGGGTGTCAACGATCAGGCGGTGAACGCCGGGCTGGACACGACGCGGCAGGCCATCTCGGGCGTCACGAACAACGCGGGCGACACCATCGCCAGCCTGGGCGGCGTGCCCACGGTGAGCCCCCTGACCAATATCTTCACCAACGTCCTGGGCGGCGTCGGCAGCTACGCGAGCGGGCAGAACGCGCTGGGAATATCCAACACTTACGGCGCCTACCGAAGCGCCGGCCTGGGTGCGAACCCAGCCAACCAGTCCAGCACTACGACCCGTTAAGGAGCGACGAACATGTGTACCGGCGTGGAGATTTCCGCCGCCATGGCAGCCGCCGCGCCCTATATCGCGGCGACTTCGGCGGCGGTGGGCGTGGGCGGAACGGTCTACGGCGCGAGCCAGTCGTCCGCCGCGCAGAGCCGCGCGGCCCAGGCGGTCCGGGACCAGAACCTCGCCACCAGTCAGGCGCAAAATCAGGCGTTCAACCAGCGCATGGCGGCGACGCGGGACCAGTCCAACGCGCAGTTCGACACCGCGCAACGGGAGAACGCCGCGCGGCTCACCCAGGCGGATGCGACCCGTCAGGCGCAGATGAGCGCGCTGGACCGGCAGAACCAGACCGTCACCGCCGAGAACCAGACCGCTGACCAGCTACGCGCCGCCGCCGATCAACGCGCTCAGGAACTGCTCCAGTCCACCACGGCGCCCGGGGGCATGAACCAATCCCAGCAGGGTGCCCAGGATCAGGCGGCGGCGTTGCTCGCCGCGTCCCAGGCCCCCGGTCCCACCGGTCCCGTCGCCACCAACCCGGACGGGTCCGGCGCGTCCACGTCCACCAATGACCCGGTCATGAAGACCGCGCTGGCCCGGCGCATGGGCATCGCCGCCGCCAACATACGCCAGTACGGCGCCGACATCGCCAAGGTCGCGTCCTACGGCCAACCGCTCCAGGACACGGGACAGGCGATCACCGAGAACCGGACCGCCATCATGCCCGAACAAGAGGCGGCGAAACTCCTGGCGAGCGGATCGGCGGTGCGTTTGCTGCCCTCGCAGATCGCCTACCGCAACGCCACGGACTATGGCGGCGCGGTGGATCAGGCGATCCAGGCCAAGGCCCAGGGCGAGAACACCTACGCGGGACTGAAGTTCGGCAACGTCACGGGCGGCGCCAACCTGGGCCAGTCCGACGCCGACACCGCCGCCGCCAACAAGGCGGCGCAAGCCAAGGCGGACACCGCATGGCAAACCCAGGTCGCCGGGCTCTACTCCGGGCTGGGCAACCTGGGCGCCTACGCCGCCGGGCGTTACGGCCCGGCGATCCTGCCCGGCGCCAGCGGGCAGACGCCTTCGACCATCGACGTTAGCGGTTACAAAATAGGGACGCCCTGAACCATGCCGATGTTCGCCACGGGTAACACGGGCTGGGACCAGGGCCTGAACACCCTCGCCGGGAGCCTGTTTCCCGACCCGTCCAAGCAGGCCCAGGCCGGCTACTATGGCGCCGAAAGCGCCAACGCGCTCATCAAGGGCTACCAAACCCGCGACCAGATGGGCCAGCAGCGGTATTTGCAGGAACTCACGGGCGGTGGGGCGGGCACCGGTCCCATGGCGATCCCGGGACCAGCGGCGCCGCCAGGACCAGCCGCGCCCCCAGGGTTGGTCATCCCGCAGGGTGGTCCTCCTGGTGGCGGAGCCGCGCCGCCGTCACCAGGACCGCAACCCTTGGCGATCACGCCAACAGGCTTGCCGCCGGCGGGACCGGCGCCGCCCGGGACACCCTCGCCGGGACCGCCTGCCGCCGTGCTGCCTTCGTTGCTGGCGTCAATGGTAGCCGGCGGTGGAGCGAGCCAGCCCCCGGCGCAGGCCGCCGCGCCGCCCCAGCAAGGCGGCGGCGTGAGGCAATCGCCCCCGGCTCAGGCGAACGGCTCGCCAACCCCTCCGATGGTGAACCTGCCCTATCTCATGGCGACGGCGGCACGCGCGGGCATGGACCCGAACGTGGTGAAACTCCTGGGTACGTCCTGGATCAACGGGCAAATCCAGTCTGGCGCCATGGATAAAACCACGGGTGAGCGGTTCCTGTCCGGCGCCGGGGACAGCGCGCCCTTGCAAGCCACGACATCCATCACGACCACGGGCATGAACAATGCCACCCAGATCACGACCACCGGGATGAACAACAGGACCCAACTGGCGATGCCAGGAGCGCAGACGGCGGCGACGCAGACCCTGGAAGACGAGAAACCGCTTGTCGTTATCGCGCCCGATGGAACGCGTATTCCAACCAAAGTGGGCATATGGCGCCAGAACCCCGCCATGGGACGGCCCGAAAACCAATACGATCAGCAGCCCGTGACGGTGCAACCGCCGGCACCGCCGGGCGGCGCCGCGCCACCACCCGTCATGACATCGACGGGACAGGCGACGACGCAGGGCCAGACGCCCTACGAGCCGACGCAGGCCGCGCACGACAAGAACAACATCTCCATCGTCACGCCGCAGGGCGAGGTCATCACCACCACTGAGGGCGGTCTGCGGGCGAACCCCGCGCTGGGCCGCAAGTACGACCCGCAGGTGGACGGCGCGCTGGTGCAGGTCCTGGACCCGGCCACGGGAAAGACCGTCTTCCGGTTGGCCGCCCGAGCCCCGGGCGCGCAGGTGGCGCCGAAGTCCACGGACGAACTGGGCGCGCAAGGCGGTGCCCGCATCACACAGCAGACGGAAACCAACCCGGCGGCGGCGCCAGGCGTGACAGAGGCGGTTCAGGCGGGGACGGCTGGCACGACGGGCAAGACCCCGCTGACCCCGGACCAGGAACTGCGCATCAGCGGGATGGTCGATCAGACCGTTCAGCAAATGTATCCGGTCCCGAGCGGGATGCACCTGAGCCGGTCGACGGCGCCGAGGGCGCTGGACGCGGCGACGAAGGCCGAGGTCATGTCCCGGGTCCGGGATCTGGCGGTGCGCGATCCCAAATACCGGGCCGACCCCGCTGGCGCCGTCCCCATTGTCCTGGAGCAGATGCGGTCCCAGGGCATCCTGCCCAAGGACGTGGACAGCAGCATCGGGTATTTCTCGCAGTCAGACCCGAACCTGACGGGCGGCAAGGACCCGCGCTACCTCGTGCATGGCAACCTTTCGGGAGCCAAACCGCCCGCCGGGACGCCCACCCTGTCCAATACCGTCACGTCCTCGATGCCCGGCGGCGCTCAGGCGGCGCCCAACCAGCCGGCGCCCCCGGTGCCGCCCCAGGCACCCCCACAGGCACCGGCCCAGGACACGGGACCGCCCGTCGTGGCTGGCCGCGCCGTCACATCCGCGCGCGGCGCGCCCGAGGGACGTGGCGTGATCGGGACCCTGGCCGACGCGGTGACGGCGCCGGGGCGCTTCGTGAGCGGTCGGATGGCGCACAAACCGGGCGTGATGACGGGTCAGCCCGCGACGCCGCCGCCGCTCAACCGGGCGATCAACCGGCCCGATGTCGCTGGCGTCGCCGGGGGACCGCCGACACCCCAGCCGGCGCCGCAGCCGCAGGCACAGGCCGGCCAGCCCGCCGTCAGAGCCGTGGGCGCGCCTGTCGGCCCGGCGCGGCAAGGGATGGCGGAAGGATCGTCGTTCAGGGACCCGACCACGGGCAGGATCTGGGTGGTCCAGAACGGTCAGATGTATCTGGGCGCGGTGCGGTAAGCCATGGCCAACATCGACGACATGATCCGGGGCGCCGCCGAGAAATACGGCCTGGATCACGACATATTCCGCCGCCAGTTGGTGGCCGAAAGCGGGCTCAACCCGAACGCGCGCAACCCGTCCGGCGCCGCCGGCATCGCGCAGTTCATGCCCGGCACCGCGCGCGGCCTGGGGATCGACCCGATGGACCCGTCCCAGGCGATCCCGGCGGCGGCGCTCTACCTGCGCCAGAACCTGAACAAGTTCGGCGGCGACTACACGCACGCCCTCGCCGCCTACAACTGGGGACCGGGCAACGTATCGCGGAACGGCGTGGGCAACCTGCCCTCCGAGACCCGAAACTATATCGCGAAGATCATGGGCGGCAGCGGCGGCGGTCCCCCGGCGCCGACCGGCCCACTCCCATCAGCGGGACCGGACGCGCCAGCCGGACCGTTGATGGCGGCGGCGGCGCCGGCTGGTCCTCCCCTGCCCTTGCCGCCGCCGCCACAAGATCCCGCCACCCCGGGCGCGCCCACGTCGCTGGCGGATGCTTTCACCCAG